ACACTTTCTTGCGTGACTACAGCCATTAGGCCATCCTTTCAAACTTATCCATCATATTATACATACGGTCTATGCCTCGGTTGACATCACCGCCACCAGCGCCCTCTACTGCGTCACGGGTCATTACGAATTCACCAGCAGTCAACATGGCCGGAACATCATCTTTTGTGCCTGATCCCTCGTTAGGATCTATTCCTCCGTCACGGCGAGGATAATAAGCCATACCACCTTGGTTATAGTTTATGCCGCCCATTTGCCCATAACTTTTGCCGCCTGCGTATGGGCGTCTTTCCCAAGATGTTCTTGTGTCTTCTTTGTCATCACCAGCAAGCAACTCGGCTATAAGTCCTGCTGCTATGCCTTCGCCAAGCTGTGTGTTCAGAACTTTATAAAGAAGATTTCCTTCACCATCACCAGCAGCGCCAATCCCTTTCAAAAGCTCTGCGGACATTGTTCTGGGTGCAATTGCTTCAATAGCTTGATTTGTGCCAGTGCCAGCGGCTTGTGCGGCTCTTGCAGCCTGTGCGGCGGCGCTCGGAGATTGAGACCCTCTCATTGGCGTAAATGGAGAATGTACCGCTTCCATACCATCAGCGCCAGCGGCTTGTCCAGCTTTACCGCCAAATATCGTTTGCCCAATGCCACCTAGTAACGCTGATTTAAGTGCGTTTTTGGGCTTCTGACCAGTCAGCAGGCCGATGCCACCAGAAAGCAAGGCGTTCTGTATGGCTGGGTTTTGAGTAATCCCGCCAAATAGCGTACCACCTACAGGCCCCAAAAAACTGCTAGCGACAGCAGGCAAAGCTATTTTTGCTAAATCATCTAATAAACCCATAACCAAAATCCTTATTAAACACGAACAATTATACAGGAAATTCCTGCTATGTCACTATCTTCACTGTTCCTGCGTCATTCCACAGTGAACCCACTTCCAAGCCAGTAGGGCTTGTTGGCAAGTTCGTTAATGTTAATTTCGTACCACGCATTTCGCCCGGAGTTCTTTCTTGTTCAATGTACGCCTCTAAAGCCCTAACAAGATCGCTAAGATAAGAAGCGGAATACTCATCTGTAGGATCGGGAAGTCTGGGGGGTTGATTGACTCTTGCCATTATCGCCTACCGTCAGGCTTAATATCAACTCTTGGATTTCCAAGCTTCCAGAATGTTCCTTCACTGCCTGAATCAAGGCGTAAGGCAAAAGATCTACCTCTAGTCCTGAGATCAAGGCGTTCAGTAAATTGTTCCACAGGAACGGTCGTTGTTCTTTCTGTTTCACCAGAAACTGTCGTGCCAAAATTGCTGCCTGGGTAATCTCTGGTTTTGATAGTAAAATCAACAGATGGGGTAAAACCAGAAGTGGAGCCAGTAAAGGTTACATCAGGTATCATTCGAGAGATGTACGCAAATCTGTCTCCATCTCCTATATCAATTGAAGCAGATTCAATATATGCAGAAAAAGCGCCGTTTCCATTATCATCATTTCCGTATTCATGTCCTGTAATAGAACAGTTATATCCCGGATAAGTGCCAAATGTAACATAGTAAGGCTCTACAGCAATTGGATATTGAGCTACGCCCCTGTCTTGCCAAGCCGTTCTAGTAACATCCCCATCCATGTCTCCAAACGTCCATGTTTTTTCCGCATAATTATACGCCACATATCGGTTGTTCTCTGCAAGACCAGTCCCAAAAGGGTCAGAATCAGCGGAAGGATAAAACCAGAATATTTCGTTAAATTCAGAGTTTAGTCCAGCAACAATCTTGTCCTTTTCGGCATAATTTAAATCACTAAAAACTTTAGTTTTAACAGAGCATGGAAGCGTTCTGATCTTACCGTCATAAACATAAAAAGTATCGTCCCCCATCCAAAAAACAATATCTTCCGAAGCTACAGCAGCATTCGGGCTAATTATTGTGATGTTAGATGCAATTTGTTGAATGCCAAAAGTAAATGGAGGGCCAATAAACCGCATTGAGCTTAATGCCGTATCAGTCCAAACCAGAATTTCACGCTTTGTTTCTATCGCTTGAACAAATGTAGACCCAGAGCCAAGGCGAAGCGTTCCAGCAGTATTGGTGGATTCCGGCCACCAATCAACTAAACTTTCTTGACTTGAAAAACGCACGAGAAGGGGGTCTTGAATGCCATTACCTTCCGTTGCGCCAGAAGAAGCGCCAACATCATCTGCGCCAAAAGCAAGAACATGACGATCTCGATCCGACACCATGACTTGCATGCAAAATTGTGGAACGCTCCTTTTGGTTCCCGGAGCATCAACAAGACTAACTGCACGAGACGCAAGTGTGCTTGTTTTGTCCCAATAATATATTTTTGAATTACGGACGTTTGCTAAAAGATCTTCCCCGTAGTTGTCCTGAGACCATAACCGTAAATTCGCATTAACACCAGTTCCAGAACTGGCAGCGTCTCCCCATCCATCTCGACTCCATGTACCCGCGCCCCAGCCAAGACCACCAACAGAGGAATTGAGTCCGATATTGATTTCATAAGATCCTACAACTGAAGAACCTCCATTTCCAGAATCGGAAATTCCTGCACTAAAAAATACCTCTATTTGGTACTGATTTGTATTGATAACATTTTTAACCTCGTAACCAATTGATGAGTTCAACAAACCAGCGCTAATAATTCCACCCAATCCAACGGCACCACTAAAAAATACCCAGTCCCCTACATTCGCCCCGTGGCCAGTGTGGAAAACATTAAGAGTTTTCGAGCCAAGAATTGCGCCAAAAGTCACCGCACCAGCGGCTGTAACAAGCCTATAGGGCGTTATATTAGTGTTGCCGCCACCATATGCGATATACAAGCGCCTGTGCGTTCCAACACCCAAATACTTTTCACCCTGAAGAGCAACCCAAGGGTGAAGAGACCTAGAAAGCCCTACAAAGGAAAAATTAGTATAGGTAGCGCCCTCATAGCTCCATCCGCCTATCTTCTGAGGATAGCCAAATCGGAAGCGAACATTATTGCAATCAACCCATCCCCCCTCATTGGAGTATGAAGTATTGTCGGTATTTATGCCCGGCTGAAATTGTAGCTTTGTCATTGGCATTAGCTTAACTCTTCCGCAGCCTTAATACACTTTACCTTAAAGCATACTAACTTGTCGTTGTCCTGACCAGAAAAAGTCCAAGTCTCTTCCTCTTTGTTATGCGCCCTTCCACAAACAGAACAGACCCCCTCCCCTGTTTCAAAAAAAGATTCCATAAAATCTCCCTGAATTACTCTGTGGGTTCTTCACTATTTAAGTGTGGAGAAACTGAAGGTGATGAAGGTGGCGCATCTGATATTGTTAAGCCTTCAGTCTCAACCAACTCCATAAGCTTTTCATACGCTTCTCTATCAGGCTCGTAGTTGGTCTGAAGTCTAAACTTGTGTCCAACGGTATAATCATCTTCTGCATAGAAAACAGTTGCACTAAGGAAGATAACATCTCCATCTGCGTTTCTGTGCCTCAAAATGTTTCTGTATGTTTTTGTCGCCATTTTGCTCTCCTACAGTCCGGCTGCGTCAAGCCGAGCTTTAAGGGCTTTGTTTTCTTCTTTTAGCTCAAGAATTGCATTATGCAATACTGGTATCATATGCGTTTCGTTTAAAGACAAATTGTCTGGGTTTTTGCTGTTAACAATAACAGAATCTGCCCCTTCTAAAGCAAGAATATCTTGTGCGCTGTATCCGTATCGAACATCGCCAGTGGGGTTACGATTCTCTCTATCATCAACATGTTGATAAGATATCGGCGTTAATTGAGACAAGAAGTCAAGACCGTAAGGAACGGTTCCAATATTCGTTTTTTCACGAATGTCAGATGTAACAGTCCAAGCAACTTTTATATATGCGTTTGTAATGTAATTCCCGCCAAGACATATGTTATTGTCGCTTGTCGTTATAGAGCCGCTGGGAGATCCTGTCGTTCCCGCATTTCTGCCAATAAGAATATTATCGGACGCATCTGTTAACTCATCACCGGCTTCACGACCAATAACAACATTCCCGCCCGCCGCGACAGATGGATTTATAGATTTTAAAGCGTCCAATCCTATCGCAATATTATTAGATGTTCCTGAGGATGTGGACACAGATGGGCCAGCGCCCTCTCCAATGAATATGTTGTTTGCGCCTTGGACTAGGTAGCCTCCAGCATTTTTGCCTATTGAGATGTTGTTGTCAAAAAAACCATAGGTAGTGGTGCTGCTAGAAAGACCGCCATTTGTGTTCGCGCCTATACCAATATTGTAGCCCATAAAACCAGCGCCTATAGTGGCATATTTAGATTGACGGTTGGCATAGTACCCAAGGCTAATGTCATTTCCTTCACTTGAGCTTTCGCGTCCAGCAGAGCGCCCAATTGCGACATTGTTATTTGTCGCGTTATCTACTATTTTTCCAGCTTCATCGCCTATGTAAACATTGTACGAACCGGTATATACGCCTTCACCAGCCTCGTCTCCGAGTGCTATATTTCTACTGCCGGTAGTGGTATAGTACCCAGCCTGATGTCCTATGTAGACGTTATAGCTAGAGCCGTTCATTGTGTATCCAGCTTCTTCGCCGATACAAACGCTCAAAGAATCTGTTTGTGCGTTGAAGCCAGCACGAGCGCCTATAAATACGCTGTCGCTGCCAGTTAAAAACGCCTGTCCCGCATCACGCCCAATGAAAACATTTTCAAACGCACTGGATATATTTAGGCCAGCATCAGGACCAATAGCTACATTGTCATACCCTGTGACCGTTCCGGTCCCCATAGCATCATATCCAATGGCGACATTGTTGTCGCCAGTAGTTAGATATCTAAGGGGACGATCACCAAAAGCTACATTGTAGTTTCCAGTTGCAGCAACGCTAGACGATGCGCCGCCAAGTGCAAACTGACCCACCGCCAGATTATTTGTGCCTTCAGGGAAAATGCCTGTGAGAAGCATGTCGCCAGCTAAAGTGGAAGATGTTGTAACGTCAAGTGTGCCAATTGTGGCGGTTGTAAGGCTAGTGTTGTTTATGAGCGTGGCAACATCGGCTCCAGAACCGCCGCCATCCGCGTAAATAATTCCAGACTCGCTATCTGCAATGGTAGCATTTGTTCCGCTGCCTTGAGTAAAGATAACTGTCTGGCCAGTGTTGTTTTGTACAAAATATATTTTAGATTGATCGTTAGGGCTAATTGTAATGGTGTGTGTGCCGGTAGGAGAGCCTCCCAGCAGAAGCACTTTATAATGACCGCTTGAAAGAGCTGCATCACTTGTGAGCAATGTACTGCTTGTGCCAGATAGCGTTAGTGTGGTTACGCCAGACATAACACGATCAATAATATCGTAGTTTAAGTTGGCGGTTGTACCCCAAGTACCCGCCTGATCCCCACTGGCAGGTTTTTCTATACCAGAATTTATTGTATATGAAGAAGTCATTTAAGCCACCTTATCCGTCCATGTCGCTATTGTACCACCAGCACCTGTGTCTGTCCATGCAGCGCTGTTTGTCGGCGTTACCGTTCCCCAAGACTCAGGAAACGCATCTGGGTTAATCGGCGTCCATATTCCACCAGATGGTTCAATCGGTAGCCATACAGCCTGTTCATCGGGGCTAATAGGCCCCCACAATATAGCACCATCAGTGGTTTGAACAAATACCCCTATTATCTGCGCTGTACCAATTCCTGTGACATTTGCGGAAGATGTCTGCACAAAAACAGGAATCATTGTAGAGCTGGCTCCAGCGATCATAATCCCTGCTGAATCCTGAACAAAAGATGCGATTAAATCTGCACCGGTTGTTGCTATAAGCGCTGCGTTGCTGGTTTGAATAAAATTTGCATCTTGTGTGGACACACCAATCAAAACCAGCGTTGCTACTGAACTTTGATTAAATGCTGCATCTTGCTCAGATATGCCGCTGGCAACATACAGCCCATCAGCCGTTTGGGTGAATGAGGCTATTAGGTCAGCGTCACCTTTTGCAATAAGAGAGCCAGTCGATGTTTGAGTAAAGTTTGCGCTTTGATCAGAAGCGCCTACACCAATCAGATTTCCCGCACTCGTTTGAGTG